CTCTTGGTCAAAAAATAATGATATCAATAAAAAAAATATTTACAAAATTTTAATATGACTTACGAACAATTAATAGAAACAGTATCGGTAATAATTGCCGACGAAAGAATACAAAAGAAAGGTTTAATGTTGTCATATACACTACCAGAACATGAGTATAGAAAAATCAATGAAGTTTTGTTTTATAAAAACAATCCAACAGCAAACTTTATAACTTATGATGATGAGTTTGAGATTGAGATTGCTGGTATTGTTGTAAAACTTAGCAAAATAGTTGGAGTATAAGGTTTAATTTAGTATCTTTGCAAAATGAATAGCGAAGTAATAGGTTCAATCGGTACAACACTTATGTTAGCAGCATTCTTGCTGAACATACTAGATAAGTTAGATAACAACAATATCTTATACATATCCATGAATTTTGTTGGCGGTGCGTTAGCTTGTATAGCGTCATGGATGATTAACTATATCCCATTTGTAATACTTGAAGGGACATGGTCAATTATCTCTGGTTGGGCGGTTTATGATTATTTCCAAAAACTGTTTAAAAGCGATGGCAAAAATTAAAAAAATTCTAGAAGATTTCGGTGACTATGATTATGTTGCTGGGTTAGATGAAGTAGGTAGAGGTTGTGGTGCTGGTCCAGTGGTGACAGCAGCGGTAATCATGCCAAAAGGGTTCAAGTCTGAACTTATAAGAGATTCCAAACAACTTACCGAAAAACAACGAAACGATGCGTATAAACTTATTTTAGATAACGCGCTGGATGTTGTTTGTTTGGCAAGTACTATCCAAGATATAAACGATTTGGGTATTAACCCAGCAACATTTAAAACAATGCACAGATGTCTTGATGGTTTAACAATTGAACCAGAACAAATCCTTGTTGATGGTACTGTATGGGATAAATGGACAAAAGACATTCCAGTAACACTTGTACCTAAAGGTGATGATACATATACTTGTATAGCTGCGGCTGCTATCGTAGCTAAAGTTAGACGAGATGAATACATGACCAAGTTACATAAATTGTATCCAATATACCTTTGGGATGGCAATAAAGGGTATCTTAGCCCTCAACATATAGCCGCAATTAAAGAACATGGGATATGTAAGTACCATAGAAATCAGTACGTTAGAAATTTTTTATAAAAAAAACGAAAAAAAACTTGACAAGCATATATAAAAAGTAGTATCTTTGCATTATCAAAAATTAACAATCAAAAATTTTATTATTATGAGTACATTATTAAATGCTATGCAAACTAAAGATTCATTGACTGAAAACGGTATGTCAACTAACTCTTCATCATTAAACCTATGTGTGGATTTATTCTTCCAGATTGGTGCTATGAGAGGACAAGATAAACAACGTCTTATCAATGTATTCACGAAAGCGTTTGGTGAAAACTCATTAACAGCAATGCGTTTGTTGTTCTGGGCACGTGACGTTCGTGGTGGAGCTGGAGAAAGAAAAATCTTCAGAGATATCATAGAGTATCTTGCGGCTAACCGTACAGACGCTTTGCGTAAAAACTTACATTTGATTGCCGAGTTCGGTAGATGGGATGACTTACTTGTATTGGTAGGTACACCTTTGGAAAAAGAAGCTTTGGAGTTAATCGCTAGCGCGTTAGCTAACAAAAACGGTCTTTGTGCTAAATGGATGCCACGTCCAAACGTAGGTAATCGTGAGAAAAAAAGATGGGCGACAGCCTTGAGAAAACACATGGGTATGTCACCAAAAGACTACCGTAAAATGTTAGTGGAAAACTCTAACACCGTTGAGCAATTGATGTGTGCTAAAGAATTCTCTAAAATTGAGTACTCTAAATTGCCTTCAAAAGCAATGAGTGACTACATGAAAGCGTTCTCTAAAAATGACTTGGCGCGTTTCCAAGAATACCTTAACTCTGTTGAGAAAGGTGAAACAAAAATAAACGCTGGTGCCGTATACCCATACGACATTATCAAAAGCTTGAACCAAGGTAACACCAAAGGTGCTAACGCACAATGGGGTGCACTACCTAACTACATGGAAAACAACAACGAGAAATTCTTGCCAGTTGTTGACGTGTCAGGTTCAATGTCTTGTTCAGCTGGTGGTAGCGCTAGCGTAACTTGTATGGATGTAGCAATCTCTTTGGGATTATACATTTCAGAAAGAAACGTTGGTCCTTTCCAAGATGCGTTTGTGACTTTCTCAAGTCGTCCTTCGCTTCAAATCTTGAAAGGTTCTCTTAGTGAGAGATACAACCAATTGAGACGTGCTGATTGGGCAATGTCTACCAACATCGAAGCAGTGTTCAACTTGATACTTGACAAAGCGAAAGCTTCTAAAGTTTCTCAAGAAGAAATGCCAACAATGATTCTTATCCTTTCGGATATGGAATTCAACTACGCTGGTGGTGGAAGTTGGAACCCAACTGCGCAACAAATGATTGAAGCCAAATACGCTCAAGCTGGCTACGCTATGCCTAAAGTTGTATACTGGAACATTCAGTCAAGAGGTGATAACAACAAACCAGTTCAGTTTGATAAAAACGGTACTGCTTTAGTGTCTGGTTTCTCACCATCTTTATTAACTAGCTTGCTAGCGGGTAAAGAGATGACACCATACTCTATGATGATGTCTGTTATCGGCTCAGAACGTTACGCTTGCGTAACTGTTTAAAAATAAGTGTGGGGTGGGAAACTGCTCCACATCTTAACTAGATTTGTCGCTTAAAAGTTGTATGCAGCAAACAAAAAAACTACAAATATTCAGATACACTATTTAACGTAGGTCCTCTCTTGTAACCTCTAAAATTTTTTGAATCGAGAGAAACTTCGTAACTGGGTTTAGAAGTAAATGCCCCCGCATCTTGTAGACAAATCGAATAAAAAGAAAGCTCCAGCAATGGGGCTTTTTTTATTTATAGCATTTACATATTTATTGTTTTTCGTTATACTTGTCTAAAATAAATTTTATGACAAAAATAATAGTAAAAGAAATTGATAGATTTTACAGTAGAAAAAAAGGAAAAAACTATATTAGCGAATACTTAATATATATAAACATTGATGGTAAAAACATTGCATGTAGAGAAGTTTTAGGTCAAACCGAAAAATCCTTGGTGGTTACAGAATATTTGGTAACACATTTCAAAACTATCCCAAACATTGACGATGTATCAAATTATGTTGAAGAAATAACAAATTATAAACAATAAACTATGGAAAACCAATATCCACTTATCCTAGTATTTTACTTGGATGCTGAAATGATGAAAATCAAAGAAATTATTCAACCTTTTGCTGAATCTGTAAATCATATGTTAGCAGAAAAAAATTCTAACGCTATGGCATTCTTTATACCTACCAAAGGTGAAGAAAGAGTAGAATGTATCAACCCATCAATTATAGCTGAGGCTGATATGGCAAAAATCAATCAAATGGTTGAAGATATTAAAGAACAATTCTCAATCGATGCTGATATCGATGTTGAAGACGAAGAAATTGAAAATAAACCATGCGAATGCGGTGGTAACTGTAAATGTAATAAAAATGACTAACGACCAAAAAGCTGCAATATATGAAGAATGTCTTAGAGAAAGCGATGCGCTTCAAAGACAAAACTCTAAAATAAAATCTGAATTTGCTGGTAACATACCACCACACTTAGAAGAACAAATAAGAAAAAATGATGCTAGGATTTCGGTACTAGTTGGAAAACTTGAAGGTTTGTTTAAATAATGGAAAAAAGATTGTTTGATTATATGGATATGAACTATGTGTTGGGTGATTCAAACATAGTTCATACTCATTTTGGTGGTAAAGATTATGGTAGACATATTGCAGAAGAAATTACACTTATTTTTTCTGTAGAATTATCTATTTCTGAACATGTAGTTAAACAATGGATTTCAAACAAAATTGATGATTTAGAGAACCTAGATAAATTTTGGAGCAAACCTAACCTAGCTAGTTTTTATGAACCTAAAAGACCTAATAGATTTATGTTGTTATTCCCAGACGAATTTGAAATCCCTCATCAAGTTGTAAAAACAACTGTTAGACCTAGTGTTACGTTTAATAATGGTAGAGTGGAATGGGAAGATATTGAAATAATTTTTAGAGACCCAATTCAACCATCAATGGCTGAAAGAATGCACGAATTATTTTTAAGAATTGGTAGTCATTATACCAATAGAGAATTTGAGTATAGAATACTTATGTTGGGGCCAGTTGGTGACATTGTTGAAGAATGGCGAATATCTGGTTTTGTTAGTCGAATAGATTTTGGTGAGTTAGATTATATCTCTGATGAACTAATGGATATTAAATTATATATCAAACCAAATAACTGTGTTTTGAACTTTTAAGGCTTTGTACTGGTTCTTCTTATCTTTCTGTACGGCCAACCTGTTTCATCGTGAATTAAATCGTATAAACGCCCTATATTCGCTTTTGAAGCGGTACCCATAAACAATAAACTTTTAATTTTTTGTTTTTTTACGATTTTACCTAGCGTATGATGTAATCTTTGAGCTTCTTCTAGGTTTTTACAAATAATCAATTCAAATTGTTCTTCATTGTAGATGATTAGCTTATTATAAACCACAATAACTTGTTTCACAATCTTTTTTGAGTGAGCGTTGACCATAAGACGTTTAACTATTTCGGTAATAGTAGGTCTTTCTTTTTCTTCATATCCGTATATGTAAAATGTTTCTTCTATTTCGAAATAATCCGAATGTAGGATGGTCCAATCACCCAACGGTGGTTCAGTATACAGCTTTCCATAATCATCTCTACGTGTTCTAAACACATCATTTTCTTCAGTTGGTTTTGTGATACATATTTCGTACTTAACTGGTCTAATACCATGACTATTAATAAATTTTTTAGGAAAATAAACTTTGTTCTCATCCTTTATCTTATAAAAATTCTTAAAAGCTGTTTCTCTGGTTTTACATATGTGCAAAGTTTTCTTGTATTCACCGTTGGATGTTAAAATTACGCGGTATTTCATAAATTATTTGTTTTATATGATAAATTTAAGTATATTTGCATAAAAATAAAGATTACATATGAGTAAAAGAGATTATTATGCGGTTTTAGGGTTAGCCAAAGGGGCTTCACAAGATGAAATCAAAAAAGCTTATAGAAAGCTAGCCAAAGAATTACACCCAGATAAAGGTGGTGATGAAAATAAGTTTAAAGAAGTGTCTGAAGCTTATGAAGTTCTGTCAGACGAGGATAAAAAATCAAATTATGATAGATTCGGACATAATCAACCTAGAGGCGGTGGTGGAAACCCATTTGGTTTTAACATGGAAGACATATTTGGTAGTCATTTCAACCAAGGTTATAAACAAGTAAGAGTTGGTGAATCTCTTAGTATCACAGTCAAATTAACTCTAGAAGAAATATTCTCTGGTGTTAATAAAACATATAACTATAACAGAAATGTCAGTTGTACAGACTGTGAAGGTCATGGGGGTACTGACCCATATGATTGTCCATCGTGTAATGGTAGTGGTATGATAACAAACCTTACTAGAACACCAATGGGAGTGTTTCAATCATCACAACCATGCCCTACGTGTGACGCTACTGGGACCAAACACAGAACTCCTTGTAACACATGTAGTGGTAGTGGTTTAACAAATATAAAAGAAACTGTAGAAGTTACAGTTCCAGCTGGTATTCAAAATGGAATGACATTTGTGATGGAAGGTAAAGGTCAAGGTATTAAATCAGGAAACAATGGTGATTTACACATAAAAATCATTGAGTTGCCACATAAAGTGTTTACTAGAATAGGTGCTGATTTAAAGATGAATCTTAAACTATCTTATCCACAATTGGTTTTGGGCGACAAGGTAGAAATAGACACAATTGAAGGTAACAAAATAAGAATGAGTGTTCCAGAGTATAGCGACGTTGGTACTAACCTTAGAGTTCCGTTTAAAGGTGTTAGCGTATACGGTAAAGATGGTAGAGGTGACCTTATAGTTACGTTAGGTATTGAAATACCTAAAGCTTTGGGTGATGAAGCTAAAGAAGCTGTGATAAATCTTAAAGAAAAACTTGCAAAGGAAAAATAATATTAGTATATTTGTAAAAATAACATAACAAAAATAAAAACATTAAACAAATGGCAAAATACGAAGCTCCGTATGACGACACATTAGATTTGTATAACCAATTAATCGATAGAGCAGGGTTAGCAAACTACTTAAACATTACAATCTTAGCTGACAACAAACAAAAGAAAATCTTTGTGGTTAAGAAATGTACAGAACTTGAAAAGTTCAAAACTGGTGATGACGTAAACATTATCATCAACCAAACTCTTTTGGACCAATTACAACCAGACCAAATTCAAATCGTAATGGAAGAATCATTGGCTGGTATTCATTACAACACCGAAAAAGACAAATTAGAAATGACTAACCCAGATGTAATCACATATAGTGGTGTCTTGGCTAAATACGGTTTTGATAAATGGAATGTGATGAGAGAGTCAATCATAACTCTTCAACAAGCTGAAAAGCAACAAGAAGATGAAACAGAAGCTATAACAAAATAATGACTAGGGATGAAATCGCTTCATTAAGTCCAAACGCTATTGTGTGGGATGATTTAGACGAAGCAATTATAGGGTTGGCCAAAAGAGAAGATTTTGGCCCCCTAGTTATCTACAATTCTGACGGTATTGTAGATATTAAATTAGACCCAACTTTTTATCAGAGTTTTGAAGACGATGATGAATTTGACTCAATAGATAATTGGGACAGACCAAGTTTTGAAGGTTTAGTAGCTTACGATGTTGAAAAAGCGATTAAAATATTAATGAATGAGATGGAAGTGTCTGATGATGATATCGAAGATGGTATGACACGAGATGATGTGGCTTATATGATGGCTTTGGAATATTTCGGTTATAATGTGGCTGGAGCGTTTGTTGGAGATTACACACCGTTGCATTTGTTTATAGAAGAAACAGAATAAAATAACAAAACAAAAATATGAATTACACACAAGAATTTAAAGACTATGCTATTAAGCATATGGGAATATCTGGTATAGATTTCCACAATTGGGAACAACTTCAAGAAAAAATCTATGGTGCACAAGCTCCTTTGATTACAACTGGTCCGTCAGCATCTTTGACACCATATATCCTTGAAGAAAGAGAATTGAGGGTGACTCAAATGGATATCTTTTCCAGAATGATGATGGATAGAATCATTTGGTTGGCTGGTCCAGTTAACGATAGAATGAGCACTGTAGTACAAGCACAGTTATTGTTCTTGGACAATTTAGAATTGAAAGACATCACCTTGCACGTAGACAGTCCAGGTGGTTCCGTTAAATCAGGTTTGTCAATCGTAGACATTATGAACTACGTTAAATCCGATATCATCACAATCAACACTGGTATGGCTGCTAGTATGGGTAGCATCCTTTTGGGTGCTGGGACCAAAGGTAAGAGATTTACGTTGAATTTCAGTCGCGTAATGTTACACCAAGTATCAAGTGGTGCGCAAGGTACTATTCAAGACATCGAAATCTCATTGGCAGAAGCTAGAAAATACAACGAACTTTTGTTTGGTTTGTTAGGTCAATATACTGACAAAGACCCAGCACAAGTTAAAATAGATGCTGACAGAGATTTATGGTTAAATGCGGAAGAAGCTAAAGCTTACGGTATTGTTGATGATATAATCATAAACAGAAAGAAATAATGTTTTCAACCATTCAAAAATATTATAAAGAACTTAAGGTTAACGCCAAAGACTTTATAAAAAACATTGAACAAGAAAGCCTCGAAACCAAAGAGGCTTTCATGTTGATTGTTGACTCGGTCAAAGAAGGGAAAGAATTGACTCAAGAAGAAAAGAATAAAATTGGTGAACAATTGAAAGATGTTTTGAAAACTACTGGGTTGGTTGGTATTGCATTGTTGCCTGGTGGTACGATATTTTTCATTCTTACCAAGTATTTAAAACTTAACAAGTATATATTACCATCTTCGTTTCAAGAAAAAGAAAATAATTTAAAATAAACTTGCATTTTGATAAAATATGTAGTATATTTGTAAAAAATAAAAAATACGTATATTTATATACATAAGTTCTTTAAATTATTGGGGTTAAACGGTATTGACTGGATATAGTCGTAAATCGTAAGCATGTAGTGCTAGATTGGAAGCACTTTAATCTGTCTATTAAAAAATTGAATTGACAACGATTTCATCGTTTCTGAAAATTTCCTTAACGAAGCTGCATGCAGTTTCGCAGGAGAGGTAGCTGTAGCCTAATTATAGCTAATAGTGGTAATTCCACTTGATGGTGATAAATCACCAAGAACCAACTTCCTAGTTGTAAAAAAAGGAACGATGGTCGCTGCACTTCCATCGGGATAAATAACGCAGCACAACTTTGCTAGAATTAGAAACTAGATAAACATGTAGAAAGCTTTTGAAGAATATGCAACACTGGGGTTCGATTCCCCATAACTCCACTCGTTATGATTCTGCTCAAAAATAACCGATGAGTGAGAAATAAAAACCCCACTGTAAATCGCTTTACGTGGGGTTTAATTTTTTAAGATAATTTGATTATCTTTTAGGTGGTTTGCAACCGCATCCTTTGTTTTTCATGATTTTGTAGAATTATTTAAAGTGTTATAACAAATATAAATATCAATAAAAATAAATTATTAATATGTTTAGTAAAAAATATAATATAACTTTGTTAGATAGTAAATGGAATGTTATAAAATCCAACGTAAAATTACCAACAGTACCTAGGAGAGATGAATATGTTTGGCACGTAAATGTTTATTATAGGGTTCTAAATGTAGTACATTCTACTGATGATAAACAATCGACGTTCATTATTGTTGAACAATTTGGTGACAAATTACCCTTATAATCAAGCAGTTACAAAAAAATTAAAAAAAAGTTTGAAAAAAACTTGACATGAGAGTGAATAATTAGTATCTTTGCATATATTTATTACAATACGTTCATAGACATTATATCTAGAAAGATGATTTCTGCAAACAGAAAAACACAAATTTAAGAGAGGGAGTAACTGGTCTCCTATAGATTTTAACAACCACATTGAAATATCATGAGTTCTTAAAATCACACGAAAGTGAATAAAACTGGAAGTGTTGTGAGGGCACTTTAAATCCACTGCCGTGAGCACGTTAGTCACGTAAAACAAGGCGAACTATCATCTTGAGATACATTATATGGTTAAAGAATCTTTTCAGCAAATAAAAAAAGCTATTTTACATTTGAAGAAAAACAACGCAAAAAAAGAGATTCTGACCACACGCGGTAGAAATTAAGTTTTTATCTGAACGATTGCTTCACAGCATTCACTAAGATAGCTGGGTCACTCCAGCCTACCGCACTAACATCGCGGGGTAGAGCAGTAGGCAGCTCGCAAGGCTCATAACCTTGAGGTCGCACGTTCGAGTCGTGCCCCCGCTAGACTGTCGATTTTAATTCACTTGCACGTAGTGACAGTTGCACACCAAACAAATGGTGACTAAGAAATTAAAAAAAAAATGTTATGACTAAACAAGAACAAATTACTAGATTAAGTAAAGAAAAAGGTTATTCAGTCGATAAAGATGGAAACGTTTTTAATAATTATGGTAAAAAAATAGCCTTAAGTGTTAACAATAAAGGGACTGGGTATAAGTCTTTTAATATTAGAGTTAACGGTTCCAACCCAACTAGGTCTTTTGTTCATAGATTACAAGCTTTTCAAAAATTTGGAGAATCTGTTTTTTGTGAAAATTTAGTTATAAGACATTTAAACGGTGATTCTACAGATAATTCTTTTAAAAATATAGGGATTGGTAGTGTATCAGACAACATGTTAGATATACCTAAAGAAAAAAGAGTTTTAAATGCTAGTAACCCTACTTACAATCATGAAGAAGTTCTTAAGGATAGACAAGAAGGGATGACGTACAAACAAATAATGGAAAAACATGGAATCAAATCAAAAGGAACGGTATCCTTCATTGTTAATGATTCATTAAAAAAAAACATATAGCGAGGTAGTGTAAATGGAAACATGCCAGTCTCATAAGCTGGAGAAGCGGTAACACCGTGTTGTGAGTTCGACCCTCACCCTACGCAACTAGAAGAATAGATTCAGCAATTGAAATTTTTAAGGAAAAAAACAAAGACTATTCTGTAACATACTAAACCCCATAGCAATATGGGGTTTTTTTATTAAAACTAATAACAAACAACAAAAAACAAAACCAATGGGAAAAATTAATTTAGAAATCCGAGACGCAGAAGGTGGAACCGATGCGAAGCTGTTGGTTTGTGAAATGCGTGACATTTACATTAAAACAGCGAAGAACAATAACATCGACTGAATAATAACCGAAGATAGGTTAGGATTTGTTAGCATCTGACTAACGGGTAAAAACGCAAAAGAAATTTTTAAGAACGAAGTAGGGAACCATAGGTGGCAAAGAGTACCACCAACCGAAAGAAAAGGTAGGGTTCACACAAGTTCAATCACTGTAGCACTTATGGGAGAAAACGATTATAAGGAAGTAGAATTACATCCTAGTGAATATCGTTTGGAAACAACTAGAGGGACTGGCAACGGTGGGCAGCACAAGAACACCACAGATTCATGCGTAGTAGTCACACACATGGCCACAGGGCTCAAAGTAGTTCGAGATGGAAGGAATCAACACCAGAACAAAGAAGATGCCTTAAAAGAGCTTAAAAAGCGTGTGAACGAATATTACAGAACTGGTCACATACAAGAAAGCATTGACGAAAGACGTGAACAAATAGGTAAAGGTGACAGAAGTGATAAACGTAGAACGTATAGAGTCAAGGATGGTGTGGTTGTTGACCACATAACTAACAAGACAGCAAGTCTTAAAGATATATCCAGAGGTAGAATTGAACTTCTATCATAATAAGAGGGGCATTTGCCCCTTTTTTTATTTGCATATATGAAAAAGATTTAGTATATTTGTAAAAAAACTTAAAAATATGAAAACAACACCATTAACATTGATTTTAGGTTGGTTATTATGGGTAGTAGGTATGAATATTCTTACCGAATACATCATAAATCGACCAATGAACGGAACAATCCAATTTATAAGTATAATTGGAGTGCTAACAGCAACAGTCTTCATGATTAGCAAAACATATAAATACGTAATTAATAACTTAAACAAATAAATTTTATGATTTCAACAATTATTATTGTCTTATCGCTAATAGTAGCGATAGTAATTGCTATTTCCACGAGGGAAAATAGCACAAAACAAACAAACTGGGGACCAGAGTTCAACAGCGGTTGGTTAATCAAACCAATAAGTATTTTTGTAATTGGCCTTGTAGTAGGGTTTCTACAACCTTACAAATTAAGCAGAGTTGACGCTGGTAACGTAGGTGTCAAAGTTAACTTAACTGGAGATGCACGTGGTGTATCAAAGTACGAATACAAAACTGGTTGGGTTGTATTCAACACTTGGGCTGAACAGCTTTACGAATTCCCAACCTTCCAACAAACAATTGGTTATGAAAAACAACAAGTAATAACCAAGGGTGGTTTCCCAGCGACTATTCACCCTAGTTTTAACTATTCGTTAAAACCTGGTTCAGTTGGTGATATGTTCCAAAACTTACGTTTGGATATTAAATCAGTAGAACAAGGTTGGTTACAAACAGCCATTGTAGGTGCAATAAACGACGTGGCGAATAAATGGGAAGTTGACAAAATCTTTAATGAACGTGAACTGTTTGAAGCCGCAATCAAGGCAGAATGTAACAAACGTTTATCTAAATGGTTTACTGTGTCACAGTTAAGGACTAACATTGTCCCACCACAATCATTACAAGAAACTATTATTGCAAAAACAAAAGCCATTCAACAAGCACAAGCGGAAGACCAAAAGGCTTTGACAGCTGAGGCCGAAGCTAGAAAGAAAGTGGCTATTGCTAACGGTAACGCACAACAAACAATTATCGAAGCTAAAGCGCAAGCTGAAGCTATGCAAATTAGAAAAAGAGAAATCACTCCGTTGTATGTTGAATACTTAAAATGGATTGACATAGACCCTACAACACCAAGGGTACCACAAGTTGTGGGTAGCACAGCAGTGTTAAACCAACTTAAAAACTAAAACCAAGGAACTCTACTGTAAAAGGTAGGGTTTCTTCTAATTTAAAATATAAAACAAATGGCAGAAAACAAAACAATTAAAGTTTGCGCTACAGAATCGTATTGTAGCTACATGATTAGAGAAGACATCACAATCAACGTTGATGATTATCCAGAGTTAGACGGTATGACTGATGAAGAAATCACAGAATACATTGAATCTAACTCGGAAAACATGTTTAAAAAGGATGATGAAGAGAAAGTTTATTCCTTATGGGATGAAATGATTGAACAAGACATTAGAAGAGATAAAATAACTGGTGAAGAGTTTGGTGTAATAGTAGAAATAGACGAGGAATAATGTTTAAAAAAATGCTTATTATCGGTAACGCTAGACATGGAAAAGATAGTTTAGCTGAAATTATGAATGAAGTCTATGGTCTTACATTCAAATCATCATCACAAGCCGCTGCTGATATATTTCTATATAACACACTTAAAGATAAGTATGGTTATACCACTTCAGAAGAATGCTTCGAAGATAGAGTAAATCACAGAGCTGAATGGAAAGAACTTATTTGTGATTACAACAAAGATGACAGAGCCAAACTAGCCAAAGGTATCTTGGAACAATCTGACTGTTATGTTGGGATGCGAGATAGAGCTGAAATCAACGAGTGTATGAGACAAGGTTTGTTTGATATCATCATTTGGGTTGATGCGTCTGAAAGACTTCCTTTGGAAGACCCATCATCGTTTGATATAGATAAAACATGTGCTGATATCATCATTGAAAACAACGGAACTTTTGAGGAATTCAAAGAGAAAGTTTTAAGACTTGGAAAATTTTTGAAAAAAAGTTAGAAAAAATTTGCAAGTATGAAAAACATATAGTATCTTTGTACTTGTAAAAACGTCCCATTAGTTCAGCGGTAGAATAGCGGTCTCTAAAACCGTTCGTCGTGGGTTCGAATCCCACATGGGGCACAAACACTTTACATTTTTTAGAAAAATGATATATTTATAATAAACAAAAATTAGAACAAATGACTTAGATTAACAATCAAAAATTAAGAGTTGTCACAAGACGTGACTTAAACATTTCTACACAAGCGGTGCAATCGGCACACGCAGCCATTGATTTTCAACATGACCACCCAGAGGTAGCGTCACAATGGCAAACAAAATCAAATTATTTAGCATTATTAACTGTCGCTGATGAAGAAGCGTTAATCAAATTGATTACCAAAGCTATTCTTCTAGGAATCAAACACACTATTTTCCGTGAACCAGATTTGGGTAACGTGATTACAGCTGTCGCATTTGAACCAACAGACGCAGCCAAGAAACTTACGAGCTCATGCCCGTTGATGGGTAAAGAAATAATAACATTTTAATACATATAAATCATGAAATAGATTATCAAAGTACCACCTTAAGTTTATTATGACTTGGACGCTTGGACATGAAATATGTCCAACTACTAACAATAATTAATAAACTTAAAAGAAAAAACATGAAAACACAAGAACAAAAAAATTCAGAAGCTAAAGCGTATATCGCAAAATCAGCACAACACTTATTCGTAATGAATGAGAAAACATATTACAAAATCATCCCTTTCACCAGAGATGGTCAATTACACTACGCAACTCTTACGATTGCTGGTGAAAATGTAAGTATCAACTTTATTAACACCAACAGATACAAATGGGAATTCAAAGCATCTTTGTTCCCACAATATGTGAAAACAAAATCAATTCCATACTTCAAAGCTATGAGAGAATTGGTAGCGTTGGTTGAAACTGAAATAAGCTTAACGGATAACAAAGATTTGATTGATAAAATCAAAGCGAGAGTTAAATCGTTAGAATTGGTAAAACAATAATAAATTAGGGCCCACTGAGGCCCTTTTTTATTTTATAGGATATTTATAGGTATGAAGGATTTTATAAAACAATTACTTAGAGAAAACCTACAATTGGCTGACAAAGTTTATTTCAATTCTGGAAAATTATCACCTAGAGTTAGAGAAATAATCACACATGTCACCAATGGTGACCCATATACCAAAATTATGACTGACATATACTACACTATGTTAATGGATGGTCATAGAACAGGTAATTGGGCGTTAAAACAAATAGACCCAGAACATCAAGAAACTGAAAAACCTGAGAATGACGTTATGGGTATGGATGATTTGAAAAAACTAAGACCATTATACAATCAATTAAAAGAATACAACAAAAACGTATTCCCAATCAAAGGTTTTAATATCAACGGTGTTGAAAACGTAAATGACTTAATCAGAGCTTTGACTCAGCGTGAAAAAATACTTAACATATTTAACGAATGGCCTTCAATAGCCAAAAGAAATATGAAGGATGATATTAGAAGAGAAAGAGATAGTAGTGAAATGAATAATTATAGAGATTCATTAGAAAATGCTGACGCTTATATGTCTATGTTAAACAATAGAAACGAAGAAGCTAAACGTAATATTCTAGCTAAAATTTTTACAAAAAATACAACCTTGGATAACGTTATGGATTTCCTTTACGACAAAGAAAGTCTTTTGGGTGGTGTCGATATGACCAGAAAACAAGTAGGGCAAATACTTAAATACGATAAAGAAAATTATGATGAGTTAAAGGTTAAATATAATAAAGGTAACATAATGATTATTGAAGTTTCTGGTCCAGAAGGTATTAAACTAATTGGTTGTAATTCATTGTGGTGTTTTACTTATAATAGAAAAGGTGGTGTTACAAATTGGAACGATTGGTATAACAATTCTACTAACGGGTATTGTTACATAATCATAGATTTTTCGCAATCTTCAGATTCCGAAGATTTCATGCACGTACTCACAAAACCATTACTATATGATTATTCAGATTATAGAGGAGATTCTGAAAGATTATACAATATGGCCAACAGAGATATGGGTGATTCTGATGGTGATGATGAAATTTATGGTAGTTATATTAACAGAACGATTGAAAGTTATCTAGATTTACCAACAGCTATGAAAGTGATGAATTTTGGTATTCAACCACCAAAAGAGAAAAAGAAGAAACAAAAATTTGTTGACCCTAATCAATTAGCTTTGGATTTAAACGAAATAAAAAAAATATTAAGAACTAATTTGTTTAATTAAAAAATAATAGTATCTTTGCAAAATGAAAACAGAAATTAAACAAATTCTTAGAGAAGGAGTTGTAATGGAACAAAGAATCAAATTCAATATCCCTATTCCAGAAGACATTCAACAAATACAAGACGTATTCAAGAAAAACGGATACAAGTTGTACGTTGTTGGTGGCGCTGTTCGTGATGCGTTGTTAGGTAAAATACCTAAAGATTACGATTTGGCTACAGATGCTGTCCCAGACAAAGTTGAAGAAATTATGGCTAAAGCTGGATTTAGAACTCTACCAACTGGTAAAGCTTTTGGGGTTATCAACGTGTTTACTGACCTAGGAGAATACGAAATTGCTACATTTAGAGAAGACATCGGTTCTGGTAGAAGACCAGATGGTGTATCTTTTACAAACATAGAAGGTGATGTTAAAAGACGTGACCTTACCATTAACGCTTTGTTTTTCGACATAGACACCAAAGAGATTGTAGACCTTGTAGGTGGTGTAGAAGACCTTAAAAAAGGTATCGTAAGAACTGTAGGTTCGGCACAAGATAGATTTGGTGAAGATAGACTTAGAATACTTAGAGCGATAAGATTTGCAGGTAGATTCGGTAGTGGTTTAGACCCAGATGTAGACGCTGCGTTGCAGCAAGATGCTAGTCTTGAAGGCATCTCTGGTGAACGTATTAGAGATGAATTCATCAAAGGGCTTATTTCAGCTAAATCAACCGACGTTTACTTGTTGATGTTAGACAAATACAAATTGTTTGATTGGATATTTCCTAACTTGGATGTTGATACAAGGGTATTTAGAAGAAACAGTGATTACAAAGCTGATGATTACATAGTATTGTTGGCTAGGTTGTTAAAAGGTAACAACGTTGATGTATTGAGGAAAAAACTAAATGATTTAAAATACTCATCGGATGAGATTAAAGCCATTGTGTTTTTAATTTCATTATTGAAGTTAGATGTTGACACTGCTTACTTATTAAAGAAAGTACAACAAACTTCTGGAGTATCCAACGACCAAATTAGAAATTTTGGTAGCAACGAAGGTATATCATCACAATTGCTAGATGCTTTTGAAGAGTTCAGACTAACAGTGACTGGTCCAGAAGCGATGGAAAAATTCAATATAGGTCCAGGACCTGAACTTGGAAAAGCCATTCAAAAAATGGAAACTGATAAATTTAAAAAATTATTAGGATTATCTTGATTTATTACTTTGCCATAATATATTTATGTAAAAATACTTTATATTATGGCAAAATTTTTAGTAACGTTCACAGATACGTTGGACGAAATTGAAATCAACGGTTTTACAGTAATGAATGATAAAGAAGTTGAAAACTTCGAAGAATTAGCCGCCAGCATCAATTGGCCATTTGTTTATAAGATGGGTACTGATGAATTAGAATACTCAAGCGGTGAAGATTTATTAAGCAGAATCGAATTCAAAGAAATCACAAACGAAGAAGCAAAAACATTTAAAAGATTATTTAACAACGAATTTGGTGTTTTTATCACAGAATCTTTCTTAGAAGAAGTTATCGGGGACGAAGACGAAATAGATTTTGATGATGATGAAGATATAGACAATTTATACGACAACTACGGGGACGAAGACGATGATGATAACTATTAGTTATAAACAACAACCTACTGGAAATACATGCGGTCCAACATGTATATACATGGCTTTAAGATATGTTATGAACAAACCAAACGATTTACCGTTTGATGTTGAAATTTCAGACACAGTAGAGAAAATTGCTGAAGCATGCGGTACTGATTGGGTGGTAGGAACACCACCAGATAAAATGATTAAAGGATTCGAAGCGTGTAACTTAAAATACATCGAATACATTCACTCTCCAAGACCTTTTGATTTACTTAAACAAGTTATCGACTCAGATAATATACCAATTGTTAGAACAATAACACACGGTGTCCCACATTGGATAATAGTAAACGGATACAGTGAACAACACTTCGACATATTAGACCCATGGCAAGGAATAATCAAATATACACCAAAACAACTTAACGATATTTGGATGGTCAGAGACTATCAATTTTTTGAAATTATTACAGATGCAGATTAAAAAAGGAATACCAGAAGAATTAATAAATGATGTCTTAGAGTTTTCATACCCATACTTTAATCATCTTATGAGCAAATATATTTACGAAGAGTATTTAAAATCAGTAAGCAATTGGGGTATATCATCTTTGCTACTTAATGAAGATGGAAAAATATTAGGCGTTTATTTATTAGGTAATCATCAAATAACAGATTTTGTAACAGCATCAAAATATGATAACCTAGTAGGTGTTGAAGGAGTATTGTTGGTGGTAGATTCTACAATAAGAGGAATGGGTTACGGAAACAAATTAAAAGATTACCCAAAAACACTAGGTGTTGACTATATTTGGG